CTAGAATGGAGAATAGTAGGTTCTAGTGTCTTGGAAACAATGAAAATGTCATTTGTAAATAATTTATGAGTTAAAGGATTTAAATTTAAATCTAGTTTTTCAAAAGTATTTGCGTTATGAAAAGACCAGGTTGTATATCCCCGATCTTCAATAATTACTTTATATTGAGTCATAAAAAATGAATGCTTTCTATTAGATAATATTATATTATGTCTTTAATAAATAATATAATATATTTTTATTTTGTATAATCTAATTCAGTTTCAAAAAACATTATTTTAAAACATCATTCTAGATATATGAAAAAATAAAAAAAATAAACCTTTTATTAATTTTACACCTTTTAACATTTCAAACGCCCATTTTTATATTAATTTTCCATTAATGTATATTTTATTATCATAATTACAATAAAAATCAAAACATTTTATTTCAGTATCAGTTGAATAAGTCGGAATAATGTTGTTTGATGAAAAAGATAATATACCTATACTAATTTTTGTCTTTAATTTTTGAATATTATTTTTTTTTCTATACTCATTTAATCCTTTTATTAATATATATTTCACTTCATTATCTAACCCATCGTGGTCATCTGAAATATAATCTAAACAATATTTACCATAATATGTTTTATAATTTTTTCCAACTTTATAAATAAAAGTAATAAATGGCATATACATTATTTATTATATATATTTAAGTAAATTGGGAATTTGAAATATAAAAAGGTGTAAAAAACCTTACCCTAAGTCTAAACTAAATCTACTTTCTAATAATACGCAAAATATAATAAACAATAAATTATAACTCAAATCTACATATGAATATAATATGGATCGTCTTGTAATTGATACATACATATTGAACTACAACAATTAACACGATTCAATAAAGAAGGGGCTATAATGTTATCACAGTTTGCACAAAATATATAATTTACTAATTGTTTTAATACAATTTTCATTTTTGGACGATGTTCCGAATTACATTCAAAAACCATATCTTGAATGTCTTTTGGTAAATTAAGAAATATTAATGGAAGTTCAATAGTTTTTTTTAATTCAGTAGTAGTCATGTCAAAATGTGTCATATTTAAAATTAAGTTATTATATTCGTAATGTAATCTAATCAATCGTAATTATTTAAAATACTTTTTAATTACAACATAAATAAGAATTTAGTTTCAATTTTTTTAAAGTATGTATTATTTTTCAAATACTAAAAAAAGTTTTTTTAATTTATATCGTTGAATAATTACTTAGAAAATAGAGTATTTCCTCCTCATCCACCTCTTTTAGAACTTCGTCTAGATTTGGATCTAGATCCTCTTTTTCTTTTACTAGACGAGCGTTTAGATCGTTTTTTCATCGTAAATCCCTTGAATAATTTAGAAAAAAAACCTCTCGAACTTCTTGTTGACATTATATACTATGTATATAAATTAAAAAATAATTATGATAAAGTATACTAAATATTATTTTATTTTTATTTTATTCATTATTAAATGCTAGGCATTATTTCCACTTTATCATTATTTTCTTCACTAATAACAATTTCATCTTGATTTTTATTTTTATCATTATAAACATTTTTTATATCTGCTTTTTTTACAACTTCTCTTTTAATATTTTGCAATTGTAAAACATGTATAGCAATATAAGGTGTTATAGCAATATTATTCATATAAGTACGGTATCTAAAACATGTAATACTAGTGTTTTTTTCAAATTTAATGGAGTACCACCAAAAAGCAGGTATAAAAATAACCTTCCCTTTTTCTAATTTAAATTCAAGAAATTTTATTTTTTCAAAATCATTTTTAAACTTTTCTTGAATATTCCAAGGATTAACTGGTGATTTAAACTCAAAATTTTCATAATCTTTTATTACAGATAAGTATTTGCTACTTTTAGGCGGTGTCAATTTAATTACAATACTTCCTGATGTTACTAGAAAAAAATTTCGGTAATTAATTTCATATCTTAAAGGCGTTGTACAATTTTCAGAACCAATCATTAAATCATAATTACAATTTGAAACCATATAAGGACGTAATAAATTATCTATGTATTTAATATTTTTAATAACTCCAGTTTCATGAAGAAAATCAGAATTATTTTCAGAGTAATAAATACCTTTTTTATCTTCATTAAATAATTTTAATGCTGAATGTAATGGTAATGGCATATATAATTCAGAATTTATATCTGTTTCGTTTGAATTTCGTATTTTTATTTCAAAAGAAGGATATAAATTTATTAAATAATTTTTATTCGTATATTCAATAATTTTTTCTCCATCCTCAAAAAAATTAAAAAATACAGGTTGTCTTACATCACATATTTCTTCTAATTTATTTTTAGAATACTCTTCCATTTCATAAATTTCAAGTTCTTCGCTTGTTTTTAAATGAAACTGTATGTGTAAATAGATAAATAACACTAAAAAAAAAATAAATATTCCAAAAATTAATTTTATCATAATCTAATACTAAATAAAATCAATAATAATTTTTCGTTATATTAACGAAAGAATGTTATATATTTACAAATTTTTATAATTTTTATAATTTTTATTTATACGTAGATAATATAATGAATAAGCAAATATCATATTTTGATAAAATACGTAATACATTTGAAAAAGAACATACTTTTTTTTTTATAATAATCATAGTTATTATACAGTTATTAGATTATTTTATTTTTGTTCGATTTAATACAAAACTATTTTCAGCAGCAAGTATTCTTTCGGCATATTGTTTTATTAACTTAAATACGTCGATTTATAAACTTATTATGGGTAGTATTGTAGGTACAACTGTTTCATATTTAATATACAAATTTTTTACGGACAGTTTTAAAAAAATTAATACATTATTGATAAATTTAGTAACTTTTATTTCCGTATTAACTTGTATGAGTTTACTAAATTGTGTTTTCCTTCCAGCATTAGCATATTCATTATCATCCTATGAAATTATTCCAAAGTCATCATTTTTATATCTGTCTTCATTAATATCATCAAGCATTATCATAATTATTTTATCTAGTTTACTTTTAAATTTAATAAAAAATTTAAATAAAAATTCACCTTCTATAAACAGACATTATCAACAATTAGAAACAAATTTATCTAATGAAAAAATGTTAACAAGAATTTTCACCTAATAATTCATTAGATAATTCGTTTTCAATGATTTCCTTTAAATTAATAGCAGCAATATTTTCAGATTCATTTACTTGAAAATTAATATTATTTTCATCATTTTCAATTACAATATTTACATTTTCAGAAACATATTCTTCTTCATTTTCATCCATTTCTTGAAAACTACTGTTCATTTGGTCCAAAATATCATTCAAATTTTGGATTTTATCGTTTGTTTCTAAAGTAAATTTTTCATGTTTCATCATTAAAAGCATTACTAAATCTTTTGTTTCTCTTAAATCTTTATCTAATTTATTAACATTATTCTTTAAATCAATTAAATTTTTATCTTCTTCTTTAATGTTATCTTTATCTTTTAAAGAATTAATTTGTTTCAAATTTTTTTCCAATTCATCTAGTCTTGTTAAAACATTTTTTATGACAGAATCAAATACTTGATTATTTTCACTTGTTGTATCAGCATATTGAGTTAAACCGCCTTCTTCCTGAATTTGCTGAATATACTGTTCAAGTCTTCCTAAACGTAAAGTTACAAGTGTAAATGCTTTAGGAATACTTAATTTACCAGGTACAACCTGTTCTATATTTTCTTGAATGAAGTTTTGTGTTTGAGGTTGTTGTATTTGTGATTGTGGTTGTCTTTGAACTCTTTGATTAGAGGACTGTTGTGATTGTATTTGTTGTTTGGCAAAAATTTGTTGTGAACTAATGGATGTATTACTTCTTTGGCCAACCATTGGTGCTTGTTCTCCAGCTCTTCTTTGTCTAGCTCCACCTAAAGCACGATTACTACTCATTAATAATTATATTTATTCTAAATAATTTGTTTTTATTTAACTTACGCATTCCTAAAATAAATAATAAATAATAAATACAGTCAAGAAATATTTATTTTAGTAGTTGAATATTTTATTATATATTTTAATTTCTTTTTATAAAACATATGGAAAGTTTGGGCGAAGCATCAAAATCAACCAAAGGATTTTTTAAACATGTATTTAATTTTGATGAAGATTCAAAAGGAGAAATGTTAAATATTGTTCAATATTCTATTTTAGCATTAATTCCAATTATTATTTTAAATAAATCAATGCAGAAATATGTTCCTGAAGCTGATGAACAAAAAGGTAGTTTAGAAATAGTTGCTGAAGTTGTTATTCAAATAATAGCTATGTTTATTGGAATTTTATTTATACATCGTATTATTATTTATATTCCAACCTATAGTGGAGTAGAATATCCAGATTTTAGTGTTATATTTATTATTTTAGCAGTTTTACTAATAGTTCTAAGTTTACAAACTAAACTAGGTGAAAAAGTAAGTATTGTTTGCGACAGAGTAGTTGATTTATGGGACGGTAAAATGAATAACAATACTAATTCTAAAAATAGCAAGAATAAAAAGTCAGGTGGTAACAGTAATAATAATGTAAAAGTTTCACAGCCAATTTCTCAAAGTATATTGCCACCTAGTATGCCAACACAACAAACTCAAAATTCTTATTCCGATGGAACATCTATAAATCAATTGCCAAATTATTCAACATCACCACAAGGATCACCAAATTTTAATAATATGTATCAACAAGATAATACTCCTTTAGTAAATGCAGCATCACCTGGAGAAGGATATGAAAATGGTGGAGGAATTATGGCAGCTAATGAAGCATTAGGAGGAAGTGGCTTTTCATCATGGTAACTAAGTTACAATTTATAATTTACAAATTATAATGTAAAAAATATATAGAAACTTGAAAAATAGTTAATAAGAAATTACTTTAATAATATATGGACGTTGATAAATTATTAAAGGCGCTTGATAATGAAAAAAACGAAAGTTTATTCAATTTTACAACTGACAAGTTGAGAGAAATGAATAGACGTATTTTAAAGGAATTGAAATTACCTGAAGATAAGTATTTAGATTTTATAAAGAAATTGGAAAATTACAAGTTTGTAGATGAAATTAATGAATTAAAGGAAGGATCCTATATAAGATGGATTAACTTAAATGAAGAACCTAAAAAAATAAATTTAACGAAGGGAGCTATTGTTTGTGAAATAAAAATAACAGATAATGGAATTCTTATTGTTTGTAAAGGGTTTTATCATAGTCACTTTCAAATAAAAATGGATGACTGTTTAATATTCCAAAGTTTAAAACAAGACGAAAAAGTTTTATTAAATGCTCTGGATTATCTTTCAAAATAATTTTTATAATTATAACTACCTCTACCTTATTTTATTACAACATTTTCTTGGACAGTATACTAATTCATTATCTTCTCTAATACAACAATACCTACATATAGTTCTTTCACAATTTTCACATTTGTACATTAACCTTTCATACAGTCGTTTACAATTCTCACAATAATTATCTTTTTTTTCATTTTCTAATTGTTCTAATCTATATTGTATTTTTTTAATTTCTTCTAGTAAAAAATTGTATTGTTCCATATTATAATTTATAAAGTCAATTATTTAAATATTTTTAAATACTACACTTACAATTATCAAATAAATTAGGTAAGAATATTTTTCTTTTCACACAAGAAATTTCTTTTGGTTTCAAAAGTCTCTTTACTGTTTTAATATGTTTTCTATTTCTAAACTTGGAAACACTTTTATACCCTTTTTTATTATTTACTAATACCTTTCTAACTGTTTTTTTATTTCCATTTTGTGAAATTTCAATATTTGAATAGTAATATGTCATGATATATAATATATTATTATTCTAAAAAATATTATTCTAAAAAATATTATTCTAAAAAATATTATTCTAAAAAATATTATTCTATAATATAAATCAATAAACTATATGTCTTATTATTTATTATTTGTTCATTTATTTCATATTATACTAATTGGAGGTCTCTTTATTTATGTAGGAATAAAAAAAACATCACTAAAACCTAATTTTTATAATTTTTTATTTGGTCTAGGTATAATTTTATTTATTTATCATGGATATAAAACATATAATAAAATCATAAACAAAAAAAATCCATGGATAAATCTTTTTCACATGTTTATTGTTTCACCATTACTTGTTTACATTGGTTCTAATAAAGGAAAAGTAAATAATATGTACTATGAATTATTATTAATGCTTGGTTTTACTTCCATTGGATATCATAGTTATTATTTATTTTTAGATATATAGTTTAGAAACACACATCATTGACCCATTTTTTTGTCAAAACCTTTTCAACACTTTCAAGAGCTCCTTCACTCCATCCTTGATCATTACTTACTACTTCACCAACTACAAGCATTCCATTTTCAGGATGTTGAACTTTATCTATAAATTCTTTCCTATTATGAAAATCTTTAGTTAAAGGTAAATAATAATGAGTACCAATAGGCCAATAATAATCTTTAATGGCTAATAACTGTAGAGAGCCATTAGGTATTTCTAAAGCTTTTTCTATTAAACGACAAATGAAGTTCCTATTTTTTTCATTATTTTCCAAATATTTTTTTAAATAAGTTGCGCTTTCATTATCACTATATGCAATCATATAAATGCCTTTATCAGAATCAATCGGAATAATTTTTTGAAGTGGTCCTGAAACAATCGTATATCCTGAAATAAACGTTTTTAAAATTGGAATAGATACCTTGTCAAATTTTCCATATAATCTTAAAAATGTTTGACCGCGAATTTGTTTATAAGGACTACTTGGTTTGTTAGCACCAGGAACTAATTTCATGATACTTTCTATGGTAGTAGCTATAATTACTTTATTACATAAATAGTTTAGTCCTGACTCTAAGTATATCTGAAAAATACATGGTTTTTCTTGAAATTTATTTATTTTTACTACATTCGAAGAAGTTTTAAAATTATTAATTCCTATTTTAGATACTAATTTATCTACCATTTGTTTCCAAGGAATATTTATTTTTGTGAATCCGCCTTTATTATCTTCCATACCATAATTATATAAAACTTCATATACATCTTCATTTTCATAATCACTATAACCAACAGTTTCAATAAAATTATTGTATGTACTGTCATCTAAATATAATTTCGCAAATTGTTTGAATGTTTTTTCAGGTCTTCTCTCTTGTTTTTTATATTCAGAACGTAAATATTGTATAATTTTCATAATGTCCACAGGATGTTTTAGAGACTTTGCATAATTTACAGTAAACTTGGTTTCACTCGTTTTTACATTTAATTCTTTTATCAGTTGAAGTAATAAATGATCTTTTTCTTTACGACCAATTCCTGCTCCTGTAACAATAGAAGTTCCATAAAAGTCTTCATTCCCCCATCTACCACCAATCCATTTTTTCTTGTATTTTTCTAGGACTAAAAAAGACGTTTTGGGTGAAAGTTTCATAATATTGTAAGCACTATATAAACCAGCAATACCACTTCCAATAATAATAATATCATAATAATTTTTATTTATCATATTATTATTAAGTATTTTATTTTATTAAATATATTATTATAAAAATAATTACTTTTACTTTGTATATCCGAACGTTGTAAAATCTTCATTATAAAAATTATATAGAATTTCTCTCAATTCATCTGTTAGAATAATATCATAATTCAATTTATTATTTTTTAAATATTCATGCCATTTAGCTGTATCGTAAAATTGTAATAATTTATTCACAACAATTTGCTTGTTATTACCACTTGAGTTAGAGTTCTCAATGTTCGACTTATTTATAATTGAATTATCAAATATTTCAAGAATTTCATTATCGATATTTTCATGAAACCTTGCCAAAAAACGATATAAAATATTATTTAATCCATCTTCTATTTTAAAAACTTCTAATTTATGTGGATTATTATGCTTTGTGTTTTTTATTTCATCTACTATATATTTATAACTATCAAACTTGGTTATGGGTAAGTAATGATCTGTAATATAATTTCCTTTTGAAATATATTCGGCTAAATAATAAATAATATTTTTATTCGTTTGTATAAATTTTTTATGACCTTCAATATTCAAATACATTAAATCCTCACGATAAATATGTTTATCAATATAACTAGAGAGAAAACGATGATATGGATTTCTTGAAAAAGTAATAAAATTTATTCCTTGAAGATAAGGGTTAAATCTATATTTTGGTCTATAAAAAGTCAAGTTTTTTCTATTATCTTTATATATTTTAATATTATTAGCTTTACAAAAAATACTTCCAATAGTTGTACACGCTGCCTTTGGGTACCAAACAATACCATACATTTTTTCTTTATTTACTACAAAGTTGCGTAAAAAAAAATCATAAACATTTTGAGTTTTAGGAACACCATATAAACTGAAACATTCTAAATAACATTTTGTTTCTTTCACTTTAGATTCGATTAAACTAAAACAAACAATATCTGGAGATATTTTTTTACCTCCATTTATTTTCAAACCATCTACTGTATAATTAGTATGTTGAGAATGTTTATAAATAATAAAATCCGGAATTTCAAAAGTAGTATAAATTGGTTTGTCTTTAATAGGAACATAAAAGACTTTTCCTATACAAACAGATTCTTGAATAAACTTTACATCAAAATTATAATTTAAAATAATATTATCATTATCATCGTGGTCATAAGTAAATAAAAAATCATTTTCTGTAATTTTAAATCCTTTTTCCGGAATATGATCTACAACTTTTGAAACCGATATTGGATAGTTTACTGTAAAAAAATCAATATCTTCTTCGTTAATTACTATTTTATATTCAAGTCCTGTATTGTTATAATGATTTAACCATAGTTTAAAATTGTTATCATTAAAAGATTTATTATAAATAATGTACAAAATCATAAATGTATAATTTATAATAAATATTTGTATTTAACTTGTATTAATTAAAAAATATTTTTATTTATTTATTTTTTTATATGTAACATTTTGTTTTCCTTTACAATTAAATTTTCCACGAGTCAAACCTTTACGATTAAAAATGTTTTTGCTACAAATTCCAATTGATTTTGCTTCAACATCAGTATCGATTTTCTTTATACATCTACATAACTTTTCTGAAAGAATTTTATCGGCTTTTTCTCTTATTAAGCTAACGCTTGATGGAATTTTTATTTTATAGTAATCTAAGATTTTTTCATAATCTTTTTTTGTTAAAGACGTTGACTTTGTTTTATTTACATTCTTCCTAGTTTTATTTTTTATCATAAATAAGTATTTTATTTATGATAATATTAAAAAATTTTTTATAAAAAATAAAATAAAAATATGGTAGTAATTTATAATATAAAAAAAATATAATATGAAAATAGTAATATTTGACTTGGATGAAACATTAGGATACTTTGTAGAATTTGGAATGTTTTGGGACTGTTTAAA